GTTATATGTCTTTACCTTGTAAATCTTTCTTCTTGATTTCCAATAGCATCTTACAACACGTACATTTCCGTTTCCGTCAAAAGGCATAAGTGAGTTTGTTGAATATGAATCACCGAACAGATTTTCAGGGTCAAAGTAAAAACCGTCAGCATCAACATTACTGTCATTGTCAATATCAACTGAATTTATGAAACCAAGTCTCTCGTCAATGTTGTCCATATTGTCTGCATAGGCATTTCCATAATTAACAGGCTGTGTCTCGAGATATGCAATATCCTTGTCAGTCAGCTGGTCCTGATAAGTATCAATTACCCTTCCAGGTTGCCAGTAGTCTTCAAGGACAATCAGGTCAGCATCTTCAATCTTATTTGAATAGCCGGACTTGTATATCTTCATCTTTTCAGGATTCAGTCTTTCAAGTACAGGCATGCCACCTATTATACTTATCTGATAGGCTTCCTTGGCACAGGTCATTCCGTCAACAAAGCCATCATTGAATATCTTTCTGAAATTCTGCTCCTTTGCAAAGTGCTTGAGAAATTCATTAGGACGTATTTCCATCATATCCTGCCATGAATAACTGTAATAATCATTCAGATTATCAAGATACTGCTGAGCCTGCTGCTCATCCAGGTTCTCATCCTGCACAAATTTTTGAAGGTTCTCAAGAACTTCCTGCCTCTTGTGCTCTTCAATTATTGACATTGAATAGGGGTTTGTAACAACTGCTCTCCATTCAAACGGTCTTTTATATTCCTCCCCTTTAAGAACATTAAGTTTGCTGTTCATTATAGGATAATGAGGTATCTTGTCAGGTAAGTCAGTTGTCTCCTGCCGTTCAGGATTGAGCACAAGTTCAAGATCACTCATGTGCAGTTTTCCTCTGAGAAGATCATAATTTATCCTGTCATGTCTTCTTGCTTTAAGAGCCTGCCCGTATATTGCACTTCCATCTGCCCAATCCATAACAGATTTCCTCCACTGTTTTGTCTTCTTTGACATTGGAAGCTGCTGTTGTGGAAACTGTACAAAGTTACTCATAAATTCTTGTTTTTTATTTATCAGCAAAGATAAACATTTAATTACTAAAATTGACTAGGTGAAGTGAAAATTTTATTTATGAAACTTTTTATCATAGTTTGTTTTAAAGAACGGATCATCACCGAGATACCCTTTCATTCTTTCTTTCTCAGAATCCTCAGATAGTTTTCCGTCATACAGTATAAGTCTGTCTGCTCTTAACAGCATGAGCATCCCCATTGATGATATACGGTCAAAGTTACCAAAGTCATTATACAGCATAAGTTCCTGTATGAGTGCACGGCTCCTTAATTTATAAAGATTAAGCACTGATACTTCAGTTTCCTTATTGTCGACAATAGTAACTTCAGTATGAGGAGTAAGAAGCCATGTCCTGAGCAATGTTCTTCCGAGTGCATTCACAGAGGCTGATGCTTTTGTACCAACTGCCTTGTTCCCATAATGCCCAGGCTTTATCATATTCCTTGCTTTCAGGAACTCAAGTTCATCAACAATAAGGTACTGTGAATGCTTGCTTACAAAGTAAGTAAACAGCCCTTTCTTATCATTCTCATAATTGAGTCTTGCATTATAAAACAGACACATCCTCCTGGTTATCTCATAATATTCTTCAGCAAGCTGCGGTCTTCCTGTATATTCAGCAACAATCTGTTCTGTAAACAAGTCAAATATAAATGTTGATCCAAGGGACATTGTGTTTGACTGATCATCATCATAAGGGTCAGAAGAGGCAATATATCTGTTCTCCCATACCTCATTGGTCATCTTGTTTACAACAGGCATTTCAAAGAATTCAATGGCTCCCTTTCCGGCTTCTTTGTTGTTCTTATGTGGAAAGTTTCGTATAGGAACATCATTTGTAGGCTGGAAGATAATCTTATTCCCTCTTATTACAAGAGTTCCTACATTAACATTGTCATATTCAGAATCATTGGCATCAATCTGCTGTAGTCTTTCTGTAAGGTCTCCGGTAGGGAACATGTTCACACCTGCCTTGATGATTGCTTCTTGTGGAGTTATCGGGACTTCAGATACTGTCTTAAGCAGAGTATTCTGGTTTGAGGAGTCATACTTTACAGTATATCTCTTCATTAGTATATGTACAAGCGCCTTTACAACATCAGACATTCCGTTCTCATCATAACAGCCTTTTCTGTTCAGGTACCCCGGAAAGAAGAATACAAACTCTTTCTTTCCACTGTTCCTCTTGTCATAAACATTAGGAAGGGCATACATATTGTAACCTCTTGGATGGTACATGATCTCAGCTGCACCTGCAAAGTCAGAATCCTTGTCACCTGCAGTTCCCTGGAGATAAAGCATACCGAACTTGATGTCACCATCCTCAACACATGGAAGCATGGTATTGTATATACTTAAAAGTCTCGGGAATGAACCAAACTCCTCAACACCAACAAATGCAGCACGCTTACCTCTCAACTTGCTCTCATCATCCTTTGATGATATACCGAGCATTGTATTCTGAGTACCTTTGTCAATACCAAGATCAGCATCCTTGTAACCCATTCTCCAGGTAAGATTATTCCATGAACTTATCAGCCTTCTTCTTGGGAACTGTGTGTTCACTGCCTGGAAGTCAGCCATAGGTACTGCCTTGTTGAAGAGTCCGTCATTAGAGTCAAGGTATGTCTTCTGATAAGCAGTAACTATTGAAACTACATTTGACTTTGCCTCTGCATTCTCACCGATCACAAAATTATGGTCAAGGATAGAGGCCATGCAGAAACTCTTTGACTTACCACGTGATGCAAGTTCAGCACCGTTGTTTCCTCCTTCAAAGTCATTATACATTCCTCCCCATCTGGCCTGCTCAATATAATGGAACCTAAGATATATTCCCTCCCATGTTTCAGGAAATCCTTCAACACGGTTGCCGGAATTCTTCTTTCCCTTTGCTTTCTTGGTAAGCATTATAGGACAATAATTCATATACCAGTACATGAATCCTGTTACCCATTCACCGTCAGAAGGTCTTACATATCCTTCCCAGCATCTCCTCTTCTCCTCATTGAACCACTTCATGAACTGTGAGTTAGGATTTCCGTTTGGCTTTAAGAAAGTATAACAGTTGTTCTTTTCAAAAAACAATGCTTCCTGCCTGAAGTAATCCATGTCTTCAAGGATGTGCGGATGTGCAATATCAACAATTATCCTCCCTTGGGAATCTCTTGGCAAGTCCTTTGCCCTCTTCCTGTCAGGTGATATAAGTGACTGTATGAAATCAATATTTGTCAGACAGTCAATAAGCTGGTCCGCAACCTCTTTTGGCAATGTGGCAAGCAGTTCATCATTGACAGGAGTCTGGTATTTATTAACTTTAATTTCCATATATTACCTGTTAACTTCAAAGACTTTGTTTTTCTGCTCTTCATCAGATTCCATATACATTATCACATTCTTCATAAAAGCTGCATTTATTGCCCGTATCTGCATTCTCTTGTCTCCTGTATTATCAACGATATTACGTGTAAGAACTACAGTCTCTGATTTTACAGGAGATAATTTTACATTAAGTCTGAGTGTATATTCCGAGAATTTCGGTGCTATCTTTGAGGGACTCATCAGTATGGAAAGATAATATACACTATATGTTATATTAAGTTTCTTCCTTATTGTGTAATTAAGAGCATCAACAAAGTCATACAGTGTTGTCTCCACATATTCACCTTCCATCATAACCCGTCCTCCGATATTGTCTTTTCACCCTGGCCTCTCATGGTTGAACTTTCTTTCATATCAGAATCAACTTTCTTTTCAACTTCAGCCAAAGTATTTATCAATGTAGGAACCTGACTTATAGCAGATGTAAATGCTGATATATTATATTTTGGCTTGCCTTTATCATCCTCTGCAAACAAGTCAATCTCCTTAAAATAATCTCTTAGTTTGTTGACTGCAATCCTTGTGTCCTGGAGGAGAAGAGTTGATGTTGGTGTGAAACTCTCATACAGCTTCATGGCATCCTTCACTTCAGCATCAGGTGTCCATCCTTTCCTGAATCCCTGGTCAAGTATTATCTGTGCTGACCTGTCTTCTTCATCAACCATAATCTGGTAGTCACTTCTTGGATCACACATGAAATATACATATCCAAGTTCCATGATTGCCTTTTCCTTGTCCTTTGTCTTGTCTCTCTTCCATATTTTCCTGAAGGCCTTGAGAGCATAGGCTTCTTCGGAGATTGTCACTTTCCATGATTCATATTTAAATATCTTCATATTCTTAAAATAAAAAAACCTGCCTGAATA